GATGAAAGTCATCACTAGCCAGGCCGGCGATTCCACACTTAGACCACTCCCGGCATGTAAACCATCCCCTTCAACTCAGGATATCGGTAGTTGTAACGACGAAGGGGGTTGTAGAGTTGAATACGAGCAGGGAGAAGGTTGGTACCAGGAATGTAGTTCGGGTCTACGAGAGCGGCCCAACGGTCACGTTCGATGGCAATGTCCATACCCCAGGCGGATTGAATGGCAGCGGCGTTGGTAGAGAACATGGCGCCATTGTTGTTCTGGGTGCCGAACGGAAAGTAGACGCGACGGGAGGTGATAGGGTTCACGATTTGAGGGATGGGGGCGCTGAGTGGGAACGGGGGGATGCCGGTGGGTGAAACATGCTTGAGCCACTCCTCGATCATTGGGGCTTCAGAGAGGGGACCGTGAGGCTCATGGTAGTGCATCGTGTACAGATAGTGGCCCAACTCAATGCGTACGCGAGTGCGACCAGCTTGGATCATTGGCCAAACTTCGTTGATGAACACAGCAACGGAGACCTGCAACACGCTGATTGGGTAGATCCAGTCGCCGTCGATGGCCTGTGGGTTTCCGGCATCGTCACGAATCATGGGAGGAAGACCGCCGGCTTGGGGAATGATCATACCGTGAGGACCGACGACGTGGACATTGGGGGAAGCTCGATCGAATGTAGCGATGCCGATGGGGTTGAGTGGGTCCCAAGTGCCATGGGTGGCATGCTGAGCGAGGACGATGTCACCTCTAGCCATTGCCCACAGATTGGGTTCATTCATCAACGTTTCGCAGCACGTCTGGAAGGCTTCATGGATCAAGCCGGCATCGGGATTGACATGCACGCGCTCAATGTGACGATTGTGCTGGATGTATGCGACCGATAGTTCAGCGACTCGGGGATCACCGTAGGTACCGATACCGTCGAGAAGCGAACCATCGATGTCAAAGGCGGTTTTGAAAGCCTCGTTGACGGCGGTGAGCAGTTCGGCGGCGGTGGATCCTGATGCGTTGTACTGGTTCAACACTTGAAGAGGGCGGGGAACAGCGAAACCGTCATCCACGCATTGAGAGATGATAGATCGGGCGCAGACAAAGGCCTCCCTAGCTACAACGGCACGTTGGTTCCTAGTGAAGATGCCATCGGAAAGGAACAGAGGAGTGATAGCACGGCCGTAGTGGTAGGAGGGGACGAGGGTCGGGTCCGTTTTCCCGCACAGCATGGCCACGACGATGGAGGCTGGATCCACTGGGATGGCGTTAGCAAGGGTGGGCGTGGTGACGATCGGGTCCACGGCAGCATCAGCGCGCAGTTGTGGGTCGACTCTGGAGACCATGACGTTGGTGATGACCTGGTCAGGTTGCAGGCGAGTGAACGGGACTTGGAATGGAGGGACAACCGTGAGACCGCCAATGACTGCCAGCTCAGTGGGACACATGCGCTCAACGTAGAATGGAGTCATAGTCTTCACTTGTTTCATGGCAGCCATCAATCCGATCAGCGTACGACGGGTTGTATCACCAACGATGGAAGCCACGTACCGTGAGTTGACCACCCGAATGAAGTAGGCGAAGACTTCACCGATCCAGCGAGACATGGCTGAGTCGTAGGTGGGACCGACTGTAATGCGAGGGAGCTGGGCCACGGGCCATGGGTACGCGAGCTGGTTGGCAGGGAGAAAAAGGTTGGCTGATCCGAGCCGGGAGCTGCCAAATTCAACTACGCCGGGCTGGGGCCAGTGAGCTTGGATGAGATCAGCCAGAGCGCGGAGCAAGGGAGTCCTCTGAGCGTCGAGCTGGGTGGGGTCAACGAAACCGGGTGGCCAGACTTCAGGGTGAGAGAATTGCACAGCTGCGGTGGACTGGGTCATACCTTCGGCATTGATCACGATGGGCTCGGCTTGCGCTAGGAGGTTAGCCATGGCCATGAAAGCTTTGACAGCGGCATGAGGGTCAGTTACCATCGGGGAGGCCAGGAGAATGATCAAGGCGCGCCAGATAGCTGGGATACTGGTGATGGACTGCGTGGGATCTGGGAATGCCTGGGCATCAATTGTCGTTTGGACCAGTCCATTGTACATCCAACCTGAAATGCACTTGTAGAAGGCTGAGTAGTCGTTACCAAGGGGTTTCAACAGACGCGTCAGCTCGCCAGTGGGGGAAGGAGTGATGGTAGTCGTCTCAGGGACACGTCGAATGGCCTCGGACAGGATGTTAGGATCCATGTGGAGGGGAGTGATACCGAGGAGGAGGGTGGTGGCGGCTTCCAGCAAGGGCACGGCGGCTGAAGTGTTGTTGGCCATGTTCAGGAGGTTCAGCACCTGACTTAGACGCAGAGTGGGAGTGGAAGCGAACCAGGGGCACAGGATAGAGTCGTTCATCGCCACGGGAATGGAAGCGGCTACGAGATGACGTGAGGTATCCCCGATGATCTGGGCTACTTGGACAGGATCAAGGTGCATCTGGCGAAGCAAGGTGTGGTAGGTCTCTCTGATCGACAGGGTGAGGGAATCGCACAGCTCGTAGGTGTCGACGTGAGCGCTGACATCACCTGAGACGTTTTGTGCGCGTCCAATCCGTCCAATACGGCCTGGAATGGTGGTGGCCAGGAAGAGAGCGTTGCGGTTGGATTCCAGGAGCACTTCACGTCCGGGGTAGGCGGCTGCGAGGAGGGAGCTGTCACCGTCGAAGGTCCTGATCATTGATCCAGCGGAGCGAGGAGTGTAATCCTGACTCGATGTGGTGGATTTGTTGATCTTCAGGTTGGCGAGGGTGAACTTCAACATCAGAAGCAGGGCGTTGGCTCTGAAGGTGTGGGGATTGAACTGGAGATCTTTAACGTATCCTTTGGCAAGCACGGTCGTGTAAGCCGCTGTAGCTCCGTGGACAGGAGGGGGTAGGTGGACGTCGATATGACGTGAGGCTGAATCCTTGGCTGCCCAACTGGAGTGGCACTGGAGGTGGTTGATCGCACCTTCGGGCAATGATGGTACCATGTGCAGGTTTTCCATGAACCATGTGAAGCCGACGAGCTCACGTTGCAGACCAGCGATGGAGACTGTATCGGTGGCAATGAAGGACGTACATAGACCTGAGTCCTCGATAATGAGCAAAGGGGCTTGGGCTGAAGCTTCTCCCATGTACTTATTCAGAGCGTCCGTAGGCACGTCGGGGGCCAGAAGTCGGAGATTCTCCCAGATGAGCAACCATGATTCAATTGCTTGATTGATGGCGGGGGTGGAGACCAATGATCCTGCTCCAGTCTTGTGTTCAGTGCGGATGTGCTCAGATAGCTGAGACATGGATGAGAATTCGGCTCCACACTGATTACATCTCAAGATGGAGGGGTTCACAATCGGAACGGTCGCACTGGCTGTCTTCACATCCACGGTTGAGGATGGTTGATTAGCTGTCGCAATATCGATCGTGTGCTGAGCCGCTGATGTGGCTGCGATGTCGCCGTCGTTCGTGACCATGGCGGAAGGGACTTTGTCTCCGATGGCGGAGGGACCGAGTTGGGCGGTGGTGATATTGGCATCCTTCTGGGCGGCATCAGCACTGGCGATGGTGGGGGCTGTAGTGGTGTCGACGGTGGAGCTGATTGCTGCATTTGTTTGAGGGGTGGCTGTGGTAGCGGCTGTGGCGGAGGGTGCGGAGCGCTTGGTGCGTGGCATCGTGTGTGATGATAAAAC